AGACGTAATGCCTTCTATGCGAGCACTGATGACCGCAGGAGAGGCTCTGGATCGTGACAACGTAGCAGGGTTTAACTGTAGCTACCTACCTATAGACCACCCCAAGGCCTTTGACGAACTGATGTACGTCTTGCTATGCGGCACAGGGGTAGGCTTTAGTGTAGAGCGCCAATACATTAGTAAACTACCAGAAGTAGCGGAGACATTCCATGCAACCGACACAGTTATTAATGTTGCGGATTCGAAGGTCGGATGGGCGAAATCGTTTAGGGAGTTGGTATCACTGCTGTACTCAGGTCAAATTCCCCAATGGGACGTTAGCAGAGTACGACCTGCAGGTTCCCCACTCAAGACTTTCGGAGGCCGTGCAAGTGGTCCTGAACCTCTCGTCGATCTTTTCAAGTTCACAATCGAACTCTTTCAAGGATCAGCTGGGAGACGCCTTACGTCCATTGAATGCCACGATCTTTGCTGTAAGATTGCTCAAATCGTCGTTGTCGGAGGAGTCAGACGAAGCGCCCTCATCAGCCTCTCAAACCTGACGGACGATAGACTACGCCGTTGTAAGCACGGACAGTGGTGGGTAGATGAGCCACAACGGGGGCTGGCTAATAACTCTGCTTGTTACACAGAAAAGCCAGACTTTGAAGCATTCCTAAACGAGTGGACTAGTCTATATGAATCACGATCTGGCGAACGAGGTGTCTTTAGTCGAGTGGCAAGTCAAAAGCAGGCTGCAAAGAACGAGCGAAGAGATGCTACCTATGATTTTGGAACTAATCCATGCAGCGAAATCATCCTCAGACCCTACCAATTCTGCAATCTATCAGAAGTTGTTATCAGGTCGAGCGATACACTCGCAAGCCTCAAACGAAAAGTACGCATTGCGTCTATCCTTGGAACTCTACAGGCTACCCTGACAGACTTCCGTTACCTGCGTAACGTATGGAAGACCAACACAGAGGAAGAGGCACTGCTGGGAGTATCTCTGACAGGCATCATGGACCACCCTGTGCTCTCAGGACGGGAAGACAAGGGTAAACTCAAGAAGTGGCTTACGGAGATGCGTAATGAAGCTATCGTCACTAACGAGCATTGGGCTAAGAGATTGGGCATTAATCCTTCTGTCGCGATTACTGCGGTTAAGCCTTCAGGTACTGTTAGTCAGCTGGTCGATTCTGCTAGTGGCATTCACCCTCGCTACAGCAATCAATATATTAGACGAGTCCGTGCTGACTCTCGTGACCCACTTTGTGGGGTCTTAGAGGCCGCAGGAGTCCCTGTGGAGGACGATCTAATGTCCCCTAGTACACGGGTATTCTCCTTTCCTATCGCGTCTCCTGAGGGCGCTGTGACAGCCTCAGACATGGGTGCTATGGAGCAGTTGGATCTGTGGGAGATATATCAGGACTACTGGTGTGAGCACAAGCCATCTATGACCTGCTACTACCGTGATGAGGAGTTTCTAGAGGTGGGACAGTGGCTGTACAACAAGTTTGATAAGGTATCTGGAATTTCTTTCCTACCTTACTCAGACCACACGTACCAACAGGCTCCTTATGAACCTGTGGACAAGAAGACGTACAACCAGCTTGCTAAGGACTTCCCTAAGGAAATATCGTGGGATATTGAAGAGGCCAGTGATATGACTGAAGGATCACAACAACTGGCCTGTACAGGGAATAACTGTGAGTTATGACATGAATAGGATAGAGTAACCTTCCCTTTTGCCTACGTCCTCTGGCTTGTCTTTCGGGTCATGGGGCGTAGGTATTCCTTCCTTCTGCATCTTCTTGATGCGCTCCTTTGACTTCTGACACATACTGTGGTAGTCGTGGGATGTGTAGCTTACTGTGTGCTTATCGTCGTTCATTAGTTAATCCCCGCTTTCTTAAGTTCTTCACTGCGTTCTTTAGCTTTCTGCTTTTCCTCGTACTCTAGCTTACGTTCAGCCCCACCGAAGAGCCAATAGTATGCCTGCTTACCAATGATAGGAATGTTCTTGACCGCTGTTGCTACGGCCTTGTCAGCCTTGGCATCTTCCTCAGTCAAGGCCAGAACACCCTTTACTGACTTATCTAGTAACTCAGCAGCAGGGACAGTAACAACCTGAGAGGCTAAGAACGTACCAACATTTCCTTGCTCAAAGTATCTTTCTCTAGAATACTTACTGAACATCATAATTGTCATAAGACTTTCATATACATCGTCTGGGAAACTCTCAGGATCTAGCTCACCTTTGGTGAGTATGTCTTTTGTTTGTTGTACTGTAGCGCCAGAGAGTCCCATTGCAGTGGCGTACCGCAACATATTAGCTGTACCCTCCGCTTTTTCTTTAACGCTTCCATGACGCATCTTCTCAACCATGTCTCTGCGAATAAGGTCAAACTGCTTCAATGTAAACGTCTTGAGCGCATAGAAGATTCTACCATTAGGCATCTCTAAATATTTCTTAGGCATCTCTGATAGAGAGATAGGCTGTACATCAGATAACTCGTTCCACAGCATTAGCTTCACGTTGTCTGTCATTCTGTCGTTAGCCAAATCGTCAATCAACGCAGATACATCATCGCCGTGAGTGTCTCTGAATCTTTTAGCAGCAGCCTCTGGATTTTTCTTAGCAACCTTAGACCACTTCTGTAGTGAAGAGTTCATCAAAGTTTCTTTACCTAGCTTATCAATCTGGTTAAACCCTGACCACTTAAACACAAACTCAAGAGCGTTACCTGTTCCGTTAATGCTAGACATTTCAGCAGCAACTTTATTAATCAAGCCCATGTCTTCTACAGTTACAGTCTTTTTACCAACCAAACTTTTGATTGTGTTGACCATCCCGTTAAGGTAAATAGAAGCGCCTACGTCACCAAGCTGAGTCAACGCAGATTCAAACTGACCAAGCAAAGAGGCGTACTGAAAGTTCTTTAGTCCCGCTACAAACTTACTAGACGCTTGTTCTCCAAGTTCAAAGCGAGCCTTAAGCATTGCGTTAAGTGTATCAAGTTGATCTGTGTCCATGCCGCGCTTGGCTGCATCAGCAATGTAGTTAGCTATGCTTGCCTCTGTATCTACAACATTTGTGCCTTCTTTAATTACTGTGCGGTCTCCAAAAAACTTACGCTTCTCAGCCTCACGGACTGCCCGTGTTACGTACATTTGTAAAGACTCAGGTGCGCTATAATAGTACTGGTCAATAACGTCATCCAGCTCTTCTATTTTTCTTTCTTTAGCAATAGAAGGTTTTCCACCCGGCCCACGGCGTCTTTGTAAGTACTGCCCAATAACTTGACTAACTTCAGAATCATCTAGCTCTTTCCAGTTTTCTACCTTTTTTGTTTTAGCGTAGTTGCTTAAGACTTGTTCTACTTCTGCTTTCCGTGTAGACCCTAGCGCCCTAAGCAGGCCATCTAAATTTTTTACCATCCGTGGGAAGTAGTTTTCTCTGTACTCAACTTTAACACCCGCGTTTTTAAGATTACCGTACAAAACGTTTAAGGAATCACGTACATTTTCTATTTCAGGTAGCAAGTCGCGCATATCTTTGGCTGTGCTTTTGGCAGCAATGGTTTTAGCTTCCTCTATCTTGCCGTTAAACAACGCTCGTTGAAAACTCTTGAACTCAAGCGGATTATTTTTGTTTGCTCTAGCAGCGCCAGTGATAAACTTACCCAGCTTGTTCATAGTCTCTGAAGAGTTTACGTGAAGATCCTTCTCGTATTTACGCAAGCGAGCAAAGGTCTGCTTGTCAACATTTTTAATTACTGTACTGATAGGCGCAGCTACAGCATCATAAGCCTTGCCGACTATGCTTGTTGACGCCAGAGGATTTTCTCGTGCAGCCACAATCTTAACGGCGGCTTCAGCATTAGGAATCACGGGCTGTCTGCTGGCGTGTACCAGAACATCATCAAGATCATCTGTGGTTATGCCAAGAGTTTCATTAGCTTTAGCTACGATAGCTTTCTCGTCCAACCCCTCGACTATACCCTTGGCGTACTCTTGCTCTAGCTTGTCAACCAACTTGTCAGCTTTCTTCTGTGACCGTGGCGTAGCTTGCTTACCCATGAGGCGAGCAGCAGTAACCCTAGTTCTGTTCTCAGCTTCCTTGACAGCCTCAACACCCTTGCGGGTTACACTAGCAGCGCCCTTGACAACAGCCTCTGTAACTGCAGGAGCCACAGCACCAACGGTTGTCATTGCGGCAAACTCTACAGGGTCAAACTCGCCTTCAACTATTTGTTTAGCAGCAGCAGTCTCAGCGCCAATAGCAGCACCTGTAGCGGCCTGTGCTACTCTTGTTTTACCAAATGGTACTACTGTAGTCGGGGTAGCTAATGCACCCGTGAGTGTACCTAGGATTGAAGCACTAGCACTTTTACCAGCGTCCTCTTGATACAAGATAGTGTCAATATTATCTAGCTTACCCAAGAACTCCCTACGGTTTGCGAGGTATTCCTTGCGCTGATCGTAGTCCATGTCTTCAAAGTCAGCACCATAAAGTTCTGCAGGAGAACGATACACAGGTAATCCGTCTTCAAAGTCTATGTTTCCCATAGGCATGGCAGCTTCTAGGGACAAGCCCCAGTCCTGAACATCAGTGTACGTAGTATCGTAAGCTAACTTAAACTCGTCCCACCAGCCTATGTCCTCTTCAGCTTCTTCTGGTGCGGGTTCTTCGTCAAGAAAACGAATTGAAGTACCAACAGTTTTTTCTTCTGTTGGCTGTTCTTCATCTAAGAATCTGATAGCCATTATTCAATTACAGCCCTTCGTCCGTTAATAAGAACAATAGTGTTTGGTTTTAATCCAGCAGCTTCTGCCGCTTCGACACTATCAAACTCCCTTAGTTCTTTAAACTCTGTAGTTGTTTTACTTGTCAAGGGTACTTCAAAACCCAAAAAATTAATACCTTCTTCAGTTTTTTGCTCAATCAGACTTAATGCGTGTGCTTTAGCTTCAGCTAGTGCTTCTTCGTTTGTTTTCTTTTTGGTAATCAACTCGTTGTACTTAGAGGCAAAAGCGACTTTAGCTTTCTCTTGATCTGTAGCGCCTAAGTCAGAAAACTTCGGATTTTCCGCAAGCTGAATACCAGCAAGACGCAAGTCTTCTCCACGTATTCTTGCTTCGCCTTTTAATTCTACAGCTTCTACAGGAAGATTAATGATGCTGTTGGGGTTCTGAGGATCACGGTAAGCCTTACGCTCATCTCCGTCTACAGTAATGTCACCACCCCAGACCACAGTACCGTCTTCAAGCACGTACTGTTTCATGTTGGACGTAGAAATCTGTGGTCCTTTCTTTCCTTCAACAACTAGCTTCTTAGCTCCTTCGTCAGTAATTACGCCCATTTCAAGTAACTCAGCAGCTTCATTAGAAACGTTAGTATTTATCAACTTTAAATTTTTAACAAGTTCTGTTGTCTGTCTTTCTGCAATAGCTTCTGTAGCCATTTTAGATATTAAGCTGGCGGGAACATTTTCTAGTTTGCCTTCTTTTATTGCCTTGCCAAACGTAGTATCAGATAACTCAGTCGCATCAACAAACGCTTCTAATCCAGCCTGCCCTTGTTCTGCTGCTGCTTTTGCTTGTCTAGCGGAAGATAACACCGCACCCGTTTGAGCGTCTGTATATAATCCACGTTCTACGTCTTCCGCTATGCTGTCTAAACCTTCAGCCCTAAGCTGGTCAACAACGTACTCTGTATTAGCTTTTTGTTTGACCATTTTTTGAGTTTCAACTGCGCCTCTAAGAGCAGCAGATGGATCTTTATATTGGCCTGAAACTAAACCACGCACACCCGTGCCTGCTTCTTCTGGAGATAGTCCAGCTTTTGCTGCTAGTTGGTTGTAAGCAGTTAAATTTTGTCCTGTAGTCAGGTTTTGTTTTGCTTGTTCAGCACCCTGTTGATACAACTGAGCAAGTTGCGTATTACCTTCTGATGCAGCTTGTTGTGCTTTTTGAAGTAACATTCCGGGGTTTATTGTTCCCGCAGTAGTGTACTGACTGATGGCTTGTTGCGCCTCTTGAAGTTCTTCTGCTTTACGGCGTTTTTCCTTGCGGCGCGTAAGTAAACCGCCTATGCCAGCACCTACGTCAGCAATACCACCACCCATAAGTTGACCAGTAACTGCACCAGATCTAGCAAGCATCCCACCAATATCGTAAGCCATGTTCTTTATCCTCTATCTTTAATTAAACGGGTTAAAACAGATCAGTTAGTAACCCGCCTAAGCCAGATCCTAGACCACCGTAAATACCACCGTACAGACTAGCCAGAGCCGCCCTCTGTCCAACGAGGCCAGAAATATTAGCCATCTGTGCTTCTAGGTCAAACTCACCTTGCTGCCTACGTGCTACATCTTCCATAGATGCTACGTTAAGTGCAGGAGAGAACGCAGACAACATAGCAGCCTGTGGTACATAAGCGCCCTGAAGCGCACCTAAGCCAATCTGTTGCTGTGCCTGTTCTAACCCTAGACCTCCCGTAGCAAGGCCCATGCCGCCCTGTAGAGCTTGCAAAGCCCTAGCTTGTTGTGCGGCTTCCAGTGCTTGCCGTTGTCCTGCTAGGCCAGAGCCTAAGCCTGCAAACTGAGCACCCAGAGACGCCTGCTGCGCCTGCTCTTGTTGTGCCTGTTGCATTGCCATAAGAGTTGCTTGGTTTTGTGCTTGCTCTTGTGCTTGAGACAACGCCAGTTGCTCTGGTGTACCGCCAAACATTGCTGTACGCACACCTAAGCGCCCCTGACCAGCTAAACGCTCTTCTAGCGCAAGCCTCTGTCTCTCTTCTTCACCAAGCTGTGTAGCCCTGATACGGTCATACACCTCTTGTTCTCTAGCACCCATAGGCATACCAGCTTGACCCATGAACTGCTGACCTAGGCCAAACGCACCCTCTGCCGCCGCTTGTTGACCAGCGAGGCCATAGGGGTCTACGCCTAGCTGCTGTTGACCTGTGCCTAACAGCTGACCACCGATAGTACCCATCTGAGTTGCAGTAGCAGGAACACCACCAAACCTAGATAACGCCTCAGATTCCAGAGCACTCTGAATTGATTGGCCTCTGCCGCCTAAAGTATACCGTACCCCGCCTCCATCCAGACCCTCTATTTTTCCTGTTGGTCCTGTTACTGTGAAACCTTTAAAACCAATCTCAGGCGCTTCGGCTTGGGGCAAAGGTGCGGTATAGAGAGCCTCAATGTTGCTAGGAACAAAGGCGTCTATAATGTCGCTTAAAAAACCCATTAGTAAGTACCCCTGTTTTTATTGTAATTCATGGTTATAATCATATCGTTTTACCTATTAGTGCTAATACATTCATTTCCTGTATGGACAAAGCGTAACCGTTTATGTCTGTCTCAAGACCTACGCTGACTACTGACCCATAGCCTGTGGTGTTTAGTGAGTTTCTACTCAAAGTAACACCCTCTTCAGAGTACTCAGCAGCTGTATACTCAGACTGCCCGTAAAAACCCGGAATAGCACTACTAGTTCTAAATGTGCTAGTGCTAGATGATGTTGAAAAGTCGTAGGCCCACTTGAGGAATATGTCTGAGTTGTTTCCTCCAATCAGAGTAGGTCTAATCTTTTTCAGCATCTTGATTCGTGCTGGATCACCAAAGGTAAGGCCGGGGCTAAAGTACCTGAAGCGGTAAGGATTACCGTTGTCTAAGTAGTTGCTGTACTTACCTAGTCCAGCTGTTGTACCAATGTATATGTCCCCGTTTCTGTCCCTGTGAAAACTCTTGAAGTCCACACTAGGCCATCGTGTTACTCTGTACGACCCGTTGTCCAACAAACCCCTAACGTCAAAACAATAGACAAGGTTGAGGTCTGGGAAACACAATAAGTAAAAGTAGTTCTCAGGGCTGTACACAGAACTCACAGGAACTGCTTTAGCCGTTGTATTAGCAATAATCTCCTGCTTGATGTTTCTGCTCAAGTCTGTAATAGGTAGAGACTTTTCTTGTATTGTTCTGCCAAGGCTACGTAAGCCTGTCTGAGTTAGGAAGATCAAGTCAGTACCAATGTTCTGTACACTCTTACGGTCTACACAGCCAACACCCGGAATAGAATCACGTATCTCCATAGATGCGGGGCTTTCTGCGTTAGCGTACACGAGAGTGTTGTTCTCACCAAAGATAATCAACAGCCCGTTGTGTGCTGCAAGAGCTACCACCTTGTCAAACCCGTTAGGCCACGCCTTAGATACATCAATAGATCCGCTAGATCCACCAGCAAAGTCGTGTCCCTTAAGAAGATCAGACCAGTAGATTGTGTTGTCATCACTAGCGTTACCTACGCACCACACACGACCATAAGCTGCAACAGCTTCGTTACAGTACTGTGTGGACGCTACAGATGCTCCGCTAACAGCAGACATCTTCGTTACTGCACCTAGCGCGTTGCTGTACACCAGAGGTTCGTAGCCACGTTGAAAGAAGTAAGCGTGATCGTTAAAGTTAAATATCTTCCAATCGTTAGCACTAATTGTGTACGACCCCGGAGTAGCGTCAACCAGAGTAGTTGTGCCTGTCATAATCTTGTTGTTACCAGTACTAAAGATTACCTCGTTACCCGCACTATCGTAAAACTCGTGTATGTTGTGCAGGTAGTCAGCACCTAAAACAGTGTTGTCTGTGGTAACAACAGCATTACCTTTGCGTGAAGCCAAACGACCACGCCTGTCAATGATTGCGTTGTCAGCAATTTCAGCAAAAGACGGATCCTGTGCAATAGGAGAATCCTCTGTGTTGATCCCCTTGAACGCAGGAGCAACTAAATTAATACTCTGTAGTGGCTGGGCCATACGTACTCCTAGGGGGTGTAAAAGATAGTTTCTTCAGGATGCTTTTGTGCATCCAGAGCAACTGCATCAGAGAGATACTTGTCAGCAATAGCAAAGTACTCAGGGGTAGATGTGCCTCCTGTCTCCCCACGTTCACGAGCCAACAGAGCTACTGCCATGTGAATCACAGGCTGACTAGGAATAGCCAACGTGTCAGAGTCAGAACTCAAGGCTACGTTTCTTATGACGCTTTTGACCTTGATAGAGTACACACCATCAGGCTTAGGGTACACATCAATCTGTGCATCACCAGAACCGTCGATACCGCTAAAGGTGTAGTACTGTGGAGCACCGGACGCAGGGGTGTTAACCAAGAACTTATCGTCAAACCAAGTCTGAGGTCTGTATTCCATCACGATATTAGACGTATCGTTAATGATGTTAAGAATCTTTCCTTGGTCTTGGTAGCCCGTAAGGGAGTACGTGTAGTCATCAGCCGCCGTGGTCAACGTGAGGGTAGACCTAAGATTAGACCAATCCCAAGCGTTTTCCACGAGTTGCTTTGCGTCATTGATAAAGTCACCAACCATAGTGCTGTACGTGTTAGCGTTAACAGTAGTTACTGTGTCTTCCCTAAGACGCCTCAGTACGTTGTTTACTATGTCTAAATACGTCATACTATGCTTCCTGTTAACATTCCTGTCATTAACTGATCTTTAGTTTGTTCTGCCAAAGACTCAGATAAGTAATCTACAATTGGAAACTCCATCTTAGCTAAAAGCTGTGGATCACCCATTGGAGGAACAGACATAGACGGCTGACTAAACATACCGCCTCCTCCTCCTCCACCTCCTCCAGATGGGGGCGGGGGTTCCGGTGGTGGTTCCGGTGGTGGTTCCGGTGGTGGCTCTGGCGGTGGCTCCGGTGGTGGTCCCCCCGGTAGTTCCTCTTGTACACATTTTTCTACAGAGCCGTCAAATACGTACCCCGCTTTACAGGGTCCACAACTTCCGTCCGCATTTGTTGTAGCGTTAGGATCGTCACACTGGTAGCCACCTTCAGCGCCAGAACAACCACCGTAGCCCGGAACAGCGTCATAGATTTCGCCACACTCACCGTCAGCAAACCTAATGAAAAAAGTAGTTCCATCGCAGCCTGATTCTAGTACTGTTCCTTTTGAGGGACACTCTCCCGGCGGTGGTGGCGGTGGTGGCTCGTCCGGTGGCGTTGGTGGTGGAGGTGTTTCGGTTGGCATAACAGGACCACAGTACCTGTCTAGATCTGCTCCCGGCTTGATCCACGAGCCAGCATATTTCCTATCGTCAGGACACGTTGTCCAACCAGCGTTTATACACGCATTTATTTCTGCCGCTGATTGAGGATTACCGTTACAGTACTCAGGTTCAGGCGCAGGCGGCGGGGGTGGCTCTGGAGTATCATCAATAGGCCTGTCAGAACACTGCGATATGTCTGAAACACAAGGATTGCCTGTTGGTCCTAACTGCCCAGAGGGACACTCAACCATTCCTTCGGGACAGTTACCCTGCTCCGGTGGAGGCTCATCAACAGTTATTAGAGGCTTGCCGCAGTCTCCATCTTCATGATCTTCCGCTTTTGTAGGAGTTTCTCCGGGGCTTGCGGGACACCAGCCTTCTGATTTACACTTGTTATTGTAAGCAATCTGTCTGTCAACTAAAGTAGCATACGGAGTAACAGAAACAGGCTGACTACAGTCCGGATCGTAATCGGTTACGTCATCATCAACATCATCGTCATCATCGTCATCTGTAGTACCAGAAACACACTTTAGTTCTCCGTCTACTTCTTGATACGTTCCGTCTTTGCCGTCACCAGTAGTACAAAAATCCCCTATTCCATTTATTGGTTCTACTCCAGAACAATTAGTACCGTCTTCATCTAGCTTTTCAGTAAACCCGTCATCACACATTCCGTAATCAATAGTGGTATCATCGTCTTCATCATCATCTTCACCACTGACAAAAAGTTTATCAATAGTGTCACTAATCTCATCCATGATGACACCAGAAAGGACACTACCAAAAATTCCGTTTACGTAATCGTATATCCCTTTAGGGTCAGACCCTTTTTCAAATATATCTTTAATTTCGTCCAAAACGTTGTTGGCAACTTCACTCATAGTGCCAGTAGGGTCTTCAATAAAATCACCTATTGTTTTGCCTACTGTTTTTATAGCGTCTTCAATGTCTCCTACAGTTGCTCCCACAACGCCGGGAATAGGTGGCACAGGAAGTCCGGGTATTCCTACCAAAACCCCCACGGTAACACAGTTTCTTATCCACTCTTTACCGCCGTAAGCTCCTTCCCAACACGGCCCCTTAGTTGCAGAAGCTGTTGAAATTAAGCCCTCAATTGCTGCCCAAGGGTCATCTGCGGCTTTACCAACTGTAGCAACAATGTCTTCGTATTTTTGCTTAAAGTCATCTACAACTGCTTTGCCGTATTTATCAATCAGGCCTTGTTCAGCTGACGGAGTATCGTCTGTTTCTTCACCACCTGTGAAATCAGGATTAGCGTCTAACCAATCTTGAGCCTTACTTTTAATACCATCAGGTGCGTCAGGGTTGTTTACTATTTGAGATGCCTTATCAAAAGCGGCTTCTCCAAAGTAACACTCGCTTCCACCACCGCTTACTAAACCACCACCAGCGTTGCATAGTGCTTTATCATTACGCACTCCTGCACGATAAGCTGCGTTTACGGCCCTTGTTGCGTCTAGGTTAGGAGTACCAATGATCGTTACTCTAAAGGTAGCAAATATTTCAGGAATAGAAATTACTTCATCTACCATTTACTTCTTCCCCTTTAAAGCAAGCAACTTGTCAGCACCACGAATACCAAAGGATGCAGACACAGCCATAAACAGTAGGTACTGATACCAATCAGGAAGCCTGTTAAGCTCCTCAAAGGCAAGACCAATACGATCTAGTATTTCCACATCGTTCATCCCAATGCCCCACACAACTGCAACCACAGGCGCTGAGAGCAACAATGTAAACCACTCGTCCTTCCATGAAGTGGCACTAGCAGTAGCCATAAGCTGTTCCCAAGATGCTGTGTTTTGAATAACCTGCATCTTTGCTTTATGTACTGCGTTCTTTTCTTCAGCCCTGTTCTTAAGAACTTGACCCAGAAGAGTTGTTATAGGTGATAGTAAAGCTTGCCACATAAGCTATCGCACCATGTAAACAACAAGGGATGCACACGCACTTACAGCAACCCAGAAGAAGCGTTCAGCGTTCTTGACAGAGTTTGAGTTAGTTAACACAACTCCTTCTAGCTCTCGTATGTCATCTTCCTGATCGTCTAGTCTTTTCTCGTGTCTATCCATGCGCTTGAAAGCAGACAACAGCTGCTCTTCCACACGGGCAATCTGAGATACCGCTTCAGTTAGCTTGTCGAGCTTTTGCTCAATGCGGTCAAGCCTGTTGTCCATCATAACTGTGCTTCCTGCGCCGTTCATGTTACAGAGTTGCCGCTAGCTCAAACAAAGCGTCCATCTCTACATCAGTCATGCCTAATGCAGACGCCATAGTATCAATCCAAGGTGACAGACGCTCAACCGTAGAAGCGTACTCCCACTCAATAGATATAGTTGTCTTGTCAGGCTCTGGGATCAACGTAATAGCATCTTCTACCAGCTGTAGCTTGTTTTCTTGGGCTAACGCTAGTCGTGCTTGACGCATAGTAACAACCAAACTCTTTCGCTTAGTCGCTAGTTTTTGTGCTTCGTAAGCGTCAATCTGGTCTTGAACGGTTACTACGTTGGTAGTTGTTACGCCTTGGTCATCAGTAACGTCTTCTGAGTACTCAGTGAACATATCTCGCTCTGTCCATGCGTACACCCAGTTACTGTTAGCGTCTTGCTCTACACCGTCACGTACTACGACCTTGTAGTCACTAGAAGGCGTTGGTTGAGGTGATGCTAGTACTGGATCAATGCCTAGACCGTCACAGGTAGTTTCAGTCCATACCTTGGGTAAAGATGTGTTGGGATGATCGCTTCGGATTTGGCCTTGAGATTTGACCTCACCCGTTGATCTAATGCGATATTCAGACATAGTTGATTCTCCTATGCTATTGCGTAAAAGATGTAAGTGCCGCCAGAAGCGTTAAGTGCCGCTGGTGCTGTTGATGTAACTGTAAAGCCGCTTGATAGTGGGTCTATGTAGTCTGTAGACGTTACCTCTGCGGCTGTGGAGTTGAGCAAGAGATACGGATCGTTACCAGCCACAATGCCGCGTAAAGAATCCCAAAGATACCAATCGCCTGCAGAGTCTGTACGCTTAATAAGAATGAGCCTAGCGCCAGCACTAAAGCCACAATCTACGTTTAAGTCAGCGGCTGTTCCTGTGTAACTACCAACCTTTGATATGCCGGGGACTGAGGCGAAAAAATAAGCTACATAGTCGTACCCCGACCCATTGATTTCAATATCACTGCCAACCCTAAATTGAGTTTCTGTTGGGAGGTTTGTCCAGAGGGCGTTTTGACCTGTTGTACTATTCCCCTCGGTGTCATTTAATATTAGGTGAGATGAAGTTCCCCCCTGTGTAGTAAAAACAGTCCAATGGGTAGCGTAATCCCTCCCTTTAAACCAAACCATTTCGGGAACCACGCCTAGGTTATGATTTAGCCAGAAAAAGCTTCCCGTACCCGTATAAGTCACGACATCAAAGAACCCCGGCGCTCTGCGGAACATCCATGAGTACCAATCAGTACCCTCTGCAAAACCAAGCCAACCGTTCATATAATCAAAAGAGCGCAAACCAGCAGATGCTTCAGCGGCATTAGAGTTTGTTTTAAGAGCAGTTTCTCCAAGCAATCTTGTGCTTAGTTGTGTGTCATCTATTTCATTACTTCGTCTTTCCCAAGCCATGTCTACAGGAAAGCCCGAAGTAAATCCCGGAACTGTAAATCCATCACCGTTGTTCACGGCAAACAAATCAGTAGCCGCGAACTCTGATGCTGGCTTGTGAGGTCTGCGGATGGCTACGTAGATAAAAGTGTCGCCGGATGTGTTGTAATAACCGTTTGAAACAGGCAGGCGAAAGCCGGTTGGGGTAAAGACTACCGGGCCTGATGTGTGGTTATACTCTGCATCTGACAAATTTGGATAAAGCTCAGACCTAAAATTGTCAGTAGTACCCCGCATGTTGTCTCTAATAACCCAATCCGTAGCTCCATTTGTTTTTTTAAATAAAATCCATTGAGGCTCAAACCCTAAATTTATAGATAAATCACTCCCTGTACCCGTATAACTCCCACACTTAATCACATCTTGGTCACCAGTCTCACCAAACTCACCGTCACCATCGTTGTGGGCGAATAGGTAGGCTACGAAGGTGCCGCCAGAAGCGTTGACCATGCTGCTATCGCCAACAGTAAATGTTGTCGAGCTTGGGGTGGTAATTCGCGAATACCCAGATTGCCAAGCGTCAGTGGTTTGTAGAAAAGCATTGCCAGTGACGCTTCTATGCCAAACAGTCCAGTCTGATGTACTATCAGTCCTTTTAATAATAATAAATCCCGGAACAGACCCTAAGTTATGCGCTATTTGTCTAGGACTAGCACTACCATCCCCCGTATACGTTACAATATCAAAAAACCCCGGTTGCTTGCGGAATGTCCAAGAAACGTAGTCTTCGCCGCTGTCATTTGTATTACCCTGTCCATCTCCAGAAAAACCATCAGAATTAAATGACGTAAACCATCCACGGTTTCTTGAGTAGTCTGTTGTATTACTCTCAAGAACATATCCAGCGCCACGTTCGCTATCTATTAGAATATGATCAGTTGCGGTTCCTGTTCGCCGCTTGTACCAAACCAAGCCGCCTTCGCCAGCAAGATCAATATCATTTGAAACAGAAAATGAGGTTCCAGCACCAGTGCCAGACCTTAAATAAGTGCTGAACACATCGTCAACATAAACAGCTTCACCAGCGTTACCAGCGGCGGCTTCTAATAGTTTCTTTTTAGTACTCATATTAGCCTAGCGCCTGCCCCGCAGTAAATCCGTACCAAGTAGTTCCACCGTCTCGTGTGTAAAAGACAAATACATCTTTAGCACTAGCAGTGGCTGTTAGTGTTGGTGCTGTAGCCGCAGGCCAATCTACTGCTCCGGGCCAAGTCACAGTAAAACCTGAAGCACTTCCATCCTGAATAATTTCTAGTGAAAAGCTAAAGGCTGTACCGGAAGCAGGAGGATTACTAAAAGTAAAAGTAGTGTTTTCTGTTAGTGTGTGACTAAAAGCGTTGCCAGCCTCACAGTTAACAGTAGTAGCATTGCTTGAACTAGTAACAGCAGCGTAAGTTTCGTTGTAACTATCGACAATTAACTCACCAGTAACGTCCACATCACCCGTGTAAGCCGCTGTAACAACAGGCGAGCCTGACTTTTGCAGATTGCCTGTAAAGTTAGCAGTAGCGTCTGAGTAAGCTGCGTAGCCGCCTGTGTCAATTAAGTAACTAGCTGAGTTCCATGCTGTAGAACCGTCACCTGCCTTAACCTTGAGAGTATCTGTTTCAAGACCTAACTCGCCTTGAGCTAGTATTGGATTAGCAGAAGTCCAGTTTGTTGCTGTATCCCTGCGTATTTGAATTATGCTTGCCATGATTATGCACCGCCTCCGTTATAATTCTGCGCTGTAAGGTAAGTTGAATTAGCAAAACCACCATCCAGCCCTGCACCGGATGCTCCCGCAATAAACTTTGATGTACTAGAATCAAAAACCAAAACCTGACCCTCTGTAGCAGCGGGTGTTAAGTTAACGTCAGACAAGTCATCAAGGGACGCAACAGGACCAAGCGTAGCTGCTAGGATTCTTGCAGTCATCGTGGCTGTCGTAGGTAAAGTTGTGTCGTTACTTACAAAGGTTTCTGAAGATGTGATAACAGCAGCGCCGTTAATATCAGTAAACGCTACGCTAGTCAGATAGCCTGCAGAAGCGTGATTGCCCCAGCCGTAAGCTGTATCCCAATTAGATACATTTAGGTTTGAGCCAGTAACAGCACCAGAAAAAGTACCTGTAGTTCCTGCAACAGCTGCAAACGTCCCTGCTGCGGGAGTAGAACCACCAATAACTGTGTTATCAATAGTACCAGCGTTAATGTCTGCTGTTGTAGCAGTAAGAGAAGTAAATGTTCCTGCGGCGGGTGTTGATCCACCAATAGTTACGTTGTCTAAAGCACCGCCGTTGAGATCAATAGTTCCTGCAGTAACAGTTCCAGACACATTAACATCAGCAAACGTAGCTGTACCAGTAAACGTAGGGCCGGCAAGGTCTGCTTTGGTAGTTACCGCAGTTTGGATTGCATTAAATTCAGTATCAAACTCTGAGCCACGGATAACCTTGTTAGCGTCACCTGAAGGCAAAGAATCCTTAGCAGTAAAATTTGTAGATTTTACGTAGTTAGACATAAGGCTTTCCTATCCGTTATATATCTTTTATTTAAAAACTCGTACACAAGCGTTTAAATAAAAGGGGGCCATTGCGACCCCCGTAGAACTTTACTCGTCAGCGACAGCGAGGATGAATCCTGCTTCCGGACGGTAAGTCTCAACACCGTACAGCGTGTCAGACGTAAACAGCGTAGACAGGTATTCCTGCTTGTACTGAGTCTGAGAACGTACAGCGAGTTGCTCTGCCATTACCAAGGCATCCTTGTGGAAGAACAAGCAACCACGAGTATCAAGAGATGAAGCACCGTTTTCAGCGCCTGTCTCAATAACAGGACAGTTGCTAGACACGTAGATGTCTACACCGTACAAGTTACCAATCAGACCTGACTCAACGCCACGGCCACCAACAAAGTCGGAAGACACGTAACGATCAATGCCCATGATTGACTTGCGTGACGCAGGAGGAATAACGAGAACTCGTCCGTCCATAGGTACGTCAGCATCGTCCATCAGCTTGATAGCTTCACGGAAGCCGAGGTCAGTAAAGTTGTCACCAGTAGCTACAGTGTCAACAGCATACGTAGCAAGGCCAGCTGCGGCATTGAAGTAGTAGCTGTTGCTGTTTACCCAATCAGCACCCGTAGCGGCAGGAGTCTGCGTACGAGTACCGTCACCAAAGCCAGTAGCAGCGTTGATGAGGTCAGTGTCAACT